AACCATGACAAAGAATAGTTCAAAGAAGAACTTTAAGAAGAAGCACAGTCAGAAACAGACTACGTCATCTGAGTCCCAGGCTAATGAAGAGGCTAAGCCTGCTAAGCTCAGTGTCTGGAAGAGAATCAAGAACTGGTTCAAGAGACTGTAATTTTAGATCGAGAGAGATCACGTTTCATCTGAGTCATTTGCGGTTGGACATTAACTAACCGCTTTCCCGCGGTGTGATGTACGGTTGCATGGACGCATTCTAAACGCGTGTGGCTTTTGAGGCCGGCCGGGTGGGTTCGACTCCTACCACCGCGACTCCTATCATTCATAAAGGAAAATTAAATTAAAAATAGTTGAATTAAGAAACAGTAAATGGTTGATTTCTAGAAAAAAATAAGAAATTCGGACAAGTTCCGTGAACCAGCCCTGTAGTTTATCGCTACAGGGCATTACTGTTTATACCCTGCTGGTACGTCCGAATACTATCAGTATTGGGATGAACAGTTGAAGCGATGTATTGATGGTTATACTGCTGCAGATGGTGACTACATCTCAGGGTATAACTATTTTTATATCAATTTCTGCCCTATTCAGCGTATTGTGCATGTACTTAAAAACATGCCGGACGGTAGTACTAGAGTAGTAAAGAATCGAGAAGTTCTATTCCCAGATTTCTATGATTATGATTATTACTACTACGAAGGTATTAATGAAGCAGAAGCTGAAGGGAAACATATGGTGGTACTAAAAAGCCGCCGTAAAGGATACTCGTATAAAGCGGCAAGTATGGCTTGTCGTAACTATTACCTCATACCTGGCTCGAAGACTTATATCTATGTGTCGAACAAGCAGTATCTTACCGAGGATGGTATTATGACCAAAGTGGGTGACTACATGGACTTCATCGATAAGAATACCGCCTGGGGTAAGAAGAGGTCAGTAAATACTACGCTACGTAAACGCTCCGGCTTCTATACTAAGGATGAATTTGGTAATGAAGTTGAGATGGGTTATAAGTCTGAAATTATTGGTGTATCTTTGAAAGATAACGCTTCAGTTGTTCGTGGTAAAGCTGGTAAGTTAATCATCTTTGAAGAGGCTGGTTCATTCGCAGAATTGGCCGCAGCATGGCAAATCGCTAGACCGTCTGTAGAACAAGACGGCGTTGCTTTCGGTTTAATGCTTGCCTTCGGTACTGGTGGTGATGAAGGTTCAAACTTTGCCACACTCAAGGATATGTTTTATAATCCTGAAGGTTACAATTGTTTAGGTTTTGAGAACATATGGGATGATGCAGTAACTGGCAAAGAATGTGGATTTTTTGTACCACAGTACACTAACCTTGATGTGCGTGATGAAAACGGTAAGCGCGTTTACATGGATGAGGATGGTAATACATTACGTAAAGAAGCATTAGCATACATACTTGAAGATCGTCGTAAAGTAATCGAAAATGCAACTAGTTCTACTACTGTAGATAGATACGTTGCAGAGCGCTGCCTAACGCCGCAAGAAGCTTGCTTGGAATTTGCCGGAAATATATTCCCTAAGAAGGAATTGCAAGAACAGTTGTCCTTACTTAGGACTAACAAGAATCTGGCCAATTATAAGCAAGTGGGTGACCTTGTATTTGATGAAGCAAATCAGCTTAAATGGATACCAAAGAAAACCGGTGATATCACACATTACCCGTTGAACAAGAACGATGATCCTACTGGATCTATAGTAATCTGGGAGCATCCGAATAAGGAGGCAAGTGCTGGATTGTACATTGCAGGGTGTCTGTTACCTGGAGAATAGGTATTAACAAGTAGTGGGTATAAAGCAGTAGAAACAGTAAGCTTTAATGATTGGCTGGTTAATAAAGACGGCAAGTTAGACAAGATCGTTAACCTTCAGCGCTACTACAAAGAGGATGAAGACACATATGAAATACGTGTATCCCACTCATATTCAACTACTACATTCACAAAAGAACACCCGATATACACAGCTAAACCACGTAGAAATGGATACGGTCTTGTGGATGAAGCTAAGCTGGATTTTAGCTTTAATAAAGTTTCAGAAATCTCTGAAGGTGACTGGATTAAGGTGCCCAACTACTATAAGAAAGAGAATCAGTTTGATATCGACTTACTGTGGGATAATACAGGATATCGTATAGATCGCCAAATTAAGTCACCACTGAAGAATAAAGAGTTCTGGTGGTTCGTCGGACTATGGTTAGGTGATGGATATAATGTTGGTAAATACAGAGTTACGGTTGTATTCAATAGTGCAGAAACATAGTACATAGAACGCTTTAAGCGTTTACACGAATTGTTTAATAGGTCTTACTCAATTAAAGAAAGGCCCGATTCACATAGTGTAGAATTGACTTATAACTTCCAACAGTTGAACGCATTCATGCTTAAACACTTTGGTAAGTATGCAGCAGGTAAGCGTATACCGGAGTGGGTTAAGATGCTGCCAGTAGAATATAAGGTGGCATTACTACAAGGTTACTTGGATTCAGATGGATGTGTATACCAGCAAGGTAAGTATAGCATTACAGGCTTCGTTAGCATTAATCTGAAACTGTTAGAGGACATCCAAGATATTATGTTCTCAATGGGGCTCATCGGTAATATGTCACGTTTACGTGGTAAATCTATGCACAACATCTGTGGTAGAATGCATCTGACGCAACCATGCTATTAGCTGCGTATGGCACATCATGATTCCGTCAAGTTTAAGTCTTTCTTCCATGATTCTGATCTGAAACTAAATAAGATTCAAGTAGGTACGAAACTTCGTACTAGACCGAAGGACGGTTGCTTCTTTGATGCGACAGGTGATTATATCTATTTCAAGATACGCGAAATAAAGAAATCAAAGTATACTGGTTGGGTCTATAACTTTGAGTGTGAATCCCACACTTATATGTGTAGGCATATAACTACACACAATTGCGACCCATACGACCACGATCAGTCAACCACTACCTCACTTGGTTCATGTTTCATATACAAACGTGTTCAGAATCTAGAGCAATACTCAGATATTATTGTTGCAGAATATACAGGTCGACCAGAATCCTCTGAAGACTTCTACGAGAATGTCCGTAAGCTTCTAATATACTACGACGCTAGGCTAATGTATGAAAATCAGAATAAAGGTTTGTTTGTGTATTTTACGCAAAAACACTGCGATTACTTGTTAGCAGACTAGCCGGATATTATTAACGACGTAGTTGGAAATTCCAAAGTAAACCGTAAGAAAGGCTGCCACCTGAACAAACAGATAAAATAGTGGGGTGAAGGACTTATCAAGGAGTGGTTAAATGATATCAATGCTGATGGAAGGAAGAATCTATACCACATACTCTCAGAACCGCTATTAGAAGAACTGATAAGCTATAATGATGTGGGCAACTTTGACCGTATTTGTAGTTTACTTTAGGTGATGGTCTACCGTGAACAGTTGTTCAACGTAGTGGTCAAGAAGAAAGAAAAAGAAAACAAGTCTAGGATGCTATTTGATGGACCAATATTTGCGCAAAATTGGTTTGAGGATAAGCCTCAAAGTAGTATGTTAGACGATAATGTATATACATTCGGAACATGAAAAATAGTAGTAAATTCCCAGCACAGAAGCTCCCTATGCGACTCAAAACTAAGACATGGCGAGAACAGTGCGTAGACTATATTGTCGGTGAAGGTGACACAGGTTACTCCGGCATAAATGGGGAAGAATATGAAGAAATGCAAACGTACTATGATCTGTATAACAGTATTTATAATGAGAAGGATCTGAAGTATGTTACTAACCCGTTTAAGCAAGACGATGGATTCCCCGCAACAGCACAGGACTACAACATCATAAAGCCTTACATAGACCAGCTGCTTGGTGAAGAGACTAAGCGTCCGTTTAACTTCCAAGTATGCCATACTAGCAATGATGCTAAATCAGACCTACAGGACAAAGCTAAGGAGATGCTTATAAACTATTTATAGGCAACTATTATGAGCAAGCTTGGACCTGAGGAACAGCAGCGTTATCAGGAAGGGTTACAGTCTGGTGAGATTATGACCCCTGAACAGATTCAGAAGTACATTAATAAGGAATATAAGGACATTGCCGAGATTGAAAGCTACCATGCACTGGAGTACCTCAAACGCAAATTAAACGTGTACCATGAGTTCTATAAGGGCTGGAAAGACGGTTTAATTGCTGGTAGAGAGATCTATTACTGTGGTATAGTGAATGGTCAGCCTTACATGGAAAGAGTCAATCCTGAGTACTTTAAATTCGAGAAATGCGCTGATTTGGAGTTCATCCATGACGCAGCTTGGTGCTGTCGTAAGATGGTAATGTCTGCTACAGATATCTATGATCGCTTCTACGATAAGATGACTGAAAAGCAGTTAAATGACTTACTGGAGTTGATTGAAGATAAACCGGGTGCTGGATACACATCTGAGATACGTAAGACCAACATGGATTACGAATCAATGAAGATGCATAGAGTAAGCCCCTTTACTGATAATCCGTTTGATAGCGATCACATCAATGTATGGCACTGCTGTTGGAAGTCGTTTAAGAAGATTGGATTTGTATCCGTAATTGATCCTGAAAGCGGTGAAGTAGAAGAATACCAAGTAGATGAAGATTACAAAGTAACTGGTATGGAACAATCTGTCGAATGGAAATGGATTGTTGAAGTATGGGAAGGCTATAGAATTGGTGATAGTCTGTACTTAGGTATAGAACCTTTAGCTTACCAGCACGTATCTGCAGATAACCCCAATTCACAGAGACTACCTTACACTGGTGTAATCTATAACAACACCAACAGTAAACCCAGATCATTAGTAAGTATGCTGAAGCCGTTGCAGTACATGTACATTGTAGTATGGTATCGTTTGGAGTTAGCTATGTCTCGTGATAAAGGTAAAGTAGCATTGATCGATGTTACACAAATCCCTAAGAGTATGGGTATCGACGTTGGTAAGTGGATGCATTACTTAAGTGCACTTGGCGTAGCATTCATTAACCCCGCTGAAGAAGGTTGGGATGTACCTGGTCGTGAAGGTGGTCGTACAGCATAGTTTAATCAGTTCCAGTCGTGGGATTTAAGTATGGCTAATGTAATAGACCAGTATGTTAATTTGATGGCTAAGATCGAAGATATGGTAGCCAAATTAACTGGTATTACACCGCAACGTCAAGGTTGGATTGCAGCAAGTGAATTGGTTACTAATGCTAATACAGCTGTTACGATGTCCTATCATATCACTGAACCATGGTTCTGGACTCACAATCAGGCTAAACGTGAAGCGCTGAATATGCTGCTCAACACTAGCCGTGTAGCATGGAAAGACAGTAAGATGTGTCTCAACTATATACTTGATGATGGTACTAGAGCATTTATTCAATTATCTGATCAGTTCCAGTATTCTGATATAGATATCTTTATTGAAGATAGCACGAAGAATAGTCAGAATATTGAACAGTTACGTCAGTTGATGCAGCCGGCTATGCAGAACGGTGCTAGCTTACTTGATATAGCTGAGATTATTACTATGGATAATGTCACTATGATCAAAGACAAGTTAGCTGAGATTGAGCAGAAGCGTATGGAGCAGATGCAACAGCAGCAACAGGCTGAACAGCAAGCACAGCAGCAACAGATTGAAATGCAGAATCAAGTTAAGGAAGAGGAACTGATGATCAAGGAAGCAGAGATGGATCTTAAGAAATATGAGATTGATCAGAATAATGCTACTAAGATTACAGTTGCTGAGCTTAATGCTTATCGTGGTACTGAGAATATGGATCAGAATGCTAACGGTGAAGTAGATGTTATGGAGATTGCTAATCAGGCACTCGCTGAACGTAAAGTAGCTTCAGAGCAAGAAGGCAAGCGTCTTGAACTCAATAATAAGCGTAGAGAAATTGAAATGAAACGTGATATTGAGAACAAGAAGATCCAACTCGAGAAGGATAAGATGAAGCAGGAAATGGAGTTGTAGAAGCAGAAAGATAAAGCTGCTATGGAACGTGAACAGTTGAAAGCGAAAACTGCAATTCGTAACAAGGTAGCAGGTGAACGATGATGGAACTAAGTCAATTAACAGATAGAGAACTGTTAGAAGGTATATATCTGATGTTAATATAGGTATATAACAAGATTAATAATGATGGTGAAGCTCTAGCTATCAATCTATTTGCAGACTTATTAGGTACACAACTAACAAAAATTACAGGATATGAATAGGTAGAGTTTCCGAGAAAGAATGAAACAATACAAGTAGGCTAG